TTAGGTGATCGGCCAGTTGCCTGCGCTGCTTCCGCTTGATACTGCGGCTTTTGCGTTGTTGGTGATTTCATCAACCACGGCGTTGGCGATGGCTTCTGCCATCTTGGCAACGAATGCGTGTTCGCCTTCCGTGGTGAAGCCTTGGCCTTTTAGTTCAGTGATTATCTTTCCTTTCAAGCTGCTTTTGCTGAGTGCCATTACTTGCCCGCCGTTACTGTTGATGAACCGTCGCCGTGTGGTAATCCGGTGAAGTGACAAATGCACTCTTTGGTGATCACACCTGTGCCGCCGTTCATCATGATGATGCTTGCGTCTTCGGTGATTTTCTTGGCGGTGGTTGCTTTGGTCTTGCCCACGGTTTCGGTGTGGTTGCCTGCGATTTCTGCCACTCGGTTCTCGAGCACTTTGATTTTTTGCTGTAGGCATTCGAGTGTGTCGGCTTGGTCTGTCTTGCGCTCGAAGTTCCCTTTGTCGTCAACCAGTTGGTAAACGCCTTCGCGGTGTTGGTATCGGCTTTCGCCTGCGTTGATGGCGGGCAGCTTGAAGCCGAGGCCAAGCACGGTGCGAATGAATGGCTTGTCTGGTTGGCCGCGCACAAAGGCGACTTCGACGATTGCGCCAATGGCGGGCGGTTCGAGCCTTCCCGCGTGTTCGCCAATACCAGGCACTGGCAGTGGTACTGCTTGAAAGACCGGCACGTCTTTTCTTTCGACCATGTTGCCGTCTAGCAGGTGAATGTCTGCAGCGTAATGCGGGTAAAAGCGTTCGCTCAGTTCTCCGCCTGCTGGCAGTTCTGGCAGGGCGACGACTTTGGCGAGGTGCGGCAAATGCCAATCGCCTGTGAGCTCTGGGAACAGGCGCAGCACGATGCGTTTGATTGTTTTTACGTCCATGAGATCACGCTCTCTGTTCCTTTGTGTTCGACGGTTGCCAGCCTGCGGCCATTGACTAAAACACCCGGCTTGAAATGCGGGGAGCATGGCACGGTAACGGTGCGTTGTGATTGGTGCGGGTTGGTTATGTTGGCAGGCACGGAAACGGGTTTGTCTGCCCAGTAGCTATCGGCCCAGCTTCCCACGTATATTTTGCCGTCGCCTTGTTGTTGCCACATGTAATCGTGAATCCCGAACGCGGGGCCGAGTTCGTCTAACAGGCGGTACCCGTTGCCTACGGAGTAGAAACAGGGGATCGCGCTTTTGGTGTATGCCTTATCTGGTACCACGAATTGCAGGCCCGTTTGTTGGGTGATGTTGCTGAGTATCTGCATCAATGTTGGGTGGCGCATTACTACGCTGATTGGGTGATACAAGACGGCTGCAGTTTCACGGCAAAACACGGTAACAAATCCGTTTGCGGCGGGTGATACGCGTTCGATGTAGCCTGTGAATACGCGGCGCAGTGCATCGCCCCAGCCCAACTCGACGGCCACTAATTGATTGGGTTCAGCATCGCCTTTGATGGTGAGTTGTGCTCGCCCCGGTGCGTTCTCGGAAAACGCCAGCGTGTGAGCGCTGACGTGTTGTAGTTGGTTGCCGATATAAAACTGAATATTGAACTTCATGCGAGTGCGTCATCTAATTGTTTCAAGTACGCCATTACGCCTGTCAGTTCCACTTCGGTTTCGGGCGGAACGTCGTCAGAGGCGGTTGGCGGTGCGGTGGGTGTTTCCACGCCGCTGGCTTTTTGCTGGGCGGCAGGTTTGGCGGGTTCTCGCTTCTCTGCTCGCTCGGCCACGCTCAGGTGTTCAACCAATTCGAAGGTGATCAGCCATTGGCGCAACTGCGCGTCTTCTTGTGCGTTGATGCTGCCTTGGAATTTCACTTGGCTGATTTTGAGCGCTTCGGCGGTGTGGTTGTTGATGCGATACACCTTGCGTGCGCCTTTTTCTTTTTCGCCTGCCATGGTGTAGATGCGGTTTAGCTCTGGCGCTTGGTCAAAGGGTAAGGTGCCTGTGATGGCAAGCACCTTGGCTTTGTCGCCCGTTTCGGCTTGGTCGGTGGCGGCAGAACTGCCGGACATGTCTTGTCCGGCGAGTTGCTGACGTGCTGTGACCTTTAAGCCTTTCAGCGGAATTCTAGTGGCGGATAGGGTTAGCATTCTATTCCGAAAACTCCCGTAACTGTAAGAATTCCAGTTCGAAAGTATCTTCGGCATCACTGCCGACGCTAAATGAACCGCCGCAATATGCCGTAGCAATTTCACCCACAATCGCCTTGTTCGTGATGACGCCTTCATAAAGCTGACTGAAATCTGCGCGAAGTAATGCCACTTTCAGGGTATGATCTCGCTGTAACGTCATTCGCACAATAACCGTTTTCCCCTGAATCTCGGAGAACGCAACGCCCGTTTCAAGTAGCGGCGGTGTACCTTCATTTAACGGGTTTAAAAAAGCGAAGCGCACTAATGGTGTAGTACTCGTGTTCAGGTAAAAGAAAAACACACCTGCTGACGAAAACAGGCTGTCTTTGTCATACTCAGGCGGATAACCTATGTAATCATCACCTTTATTCCATGCCAACACTACACCTGTACCTTTTGGAAAGTTAGCCTGAAAACGAAACTCGACCGTGTCACCTGTACGCTTGAGGCAGTATGTGTTAAATCCCTTCAAAGACGGCGAGATAATATTCCGCACATAGCCAGACGGTGCACCTACATCAATGGGTGGATGAATAACACGGCCACGACCTGCCACGACATCACGCCAATGCGCTTTATCCAGCACATTAAAACCCAGATTGTAGTGCATGACAGGAAAACGGTTTTCCTGCCTATCTGCCACAAAATCCAGCCATCCCACCGCCAGGTAATTGGCCACAATGTCTGGCACAAACAGGTTTTCGACAGTACTTGGCAGCGTAATACGTATACGGTTAAGTCCGTAGCGCAGCTTACCCACAAAACACGGAAAGTCAGCACGCCCACCCAAAGCGCCACCCACACAATCCGGCGAGACGTCATCAAAAATGGTCTCTTTATGATAGTCCGATGCGGTACAAAGCTGCGCTTCCAGCAACAAACGTGGCAGATCTTCGCGGTTAGCGTTGTGGTATTTCTGAGATGAACTCTTGTATGCTCGGTAAATAAGTGAGTGATCTCGGCGCTCGTTCCACACCCACAAGTCAATCACGTTTTTGCCAGCGACCTTTTGCGCATCATCAGCATAAATCACGCCATTCTGATAAAGCTTGTTGGCGCCACGAATAGGATCACTGGAGCTGATGTCATTTCTGCTCAGTGCATAACGCACAGCTGAATGCACAACGTCGAAACAATGCCGATCTTCTCGCAGTGTAGGCACGTTCTCCTGTTGTGCAGTCTTGAATAGAAATTCAGCTTTTTTCAAGTGACCAAGGTCATTGAGGTGCAGGCCATCGCTTGAGGCGGTCGCAAAACAGACCTTATCACCGTTGTTATAAATCCAGTGTTTGATGGCCTGATTGATGTCAATGAATTCGATACCGTATTCATTAGCAAGACGGCGCTTAACCTGATCAATCAGCTCACTGACTTCACGGTTTTGTCCGTAATCACCGCTTTCAGCGGTGTTATTGCTCGGTGGACATGACATCAATGCTGGCTGCACGCCACGCGCAAACGCATCAAGAATTAGTGCCTGGTTTTCGATGTAGGTTCTTCGCTCCAACTGCCCAGCACTTTGATTGTGTGAGTCATTCAGTCCGAACATGATTCCGATCCACTCCAAATCAGAGTAGGAAGAATTGCCATACACGGCATTATATACATTTTTCACCGCCCAACCGTCCTGCGCCTGCTTGCCTCGATATCCCGCGTTGTAAACGCGGATCAAGTCATTTCCGTGGAATTCTCGCAATATGCGCTGCATGACATTAGGATACGCATTTGGCACCTCAGTATCGTCATGATCATAAACCAACCCATCCGGCACTTCATTTCCAATCAGGCGGTCAATGTTCCATTTAGAAGCTAAAGCCACACCGTCAATTGTAGTGATACGACCATCTGTAGTTGAGTCACCAAAGAAGCAAATCGGAGCCTTTTCCCCTGCAGCCCAACGTGCTGCTTGACCTTGCAATGAGGTCAGATGCTTCGGCTTGGCAAAAGAAACTCCGGCAATCAACAATTCTCGAATACGTGCCGCACCATTCTTATTTGGTTGCCAACCCGCTTGCTCTGGCGTAACAGTCAGTTTTCGGCGAACCCAAAAACCACCGTCTGCTGCGAAAACCGTGGCATCATTGGCCGAATGCGGCGCGGTCGTCATCCAAATCAATGCACCACCACCACCATCTGCCTCAACGTAATAGCCTGACAGCTCCACCTGTTGCCCCAGCTTTAACCCTTTAGTTTTTTTTAGCTGTTGAACATTGCTTACAATTGATGAACATGTTTGAACAGTCCAACCCTTGATATCATCCGGCCTCAAATCAACCACCGTCCCATCTGCCAACACCTCTGCAATCTTACAAACAAAGTGCGGCACTTCTCGGTTGCCTTGGGTTTGGGTGTAGTCGTCGAGTTCGTCGGGGGAAACGACGATTTGAAACTCGGTGTATTGTGCGCCGCTTGGGGTGCCTTCGCGCCAGCCGTCGAGGTAAACGAATGTTGGCTTGGCGGTGATGTTTAGCGAACGCTCGAATTCCATTTCAACGGGGCGGCCTGAAATGTAGCCACTGCCAGCCGCTACTTTGTAGCTGTTCGCGGTTGCGCCTTTCGTTACCAGAAAACCGTCTTCAACAAACCAATCTTTGCCATTCAAATCGCGGTTCATCTTCGCGCTGTCGTCGTCCATCTTCACCATGCGCGGTTCGGCGTTGTACTGCCATGATTCCGCGTTCACCGTGATGTTGGTGATTTCGGCAATGTCCTTGTACTCAAGCACAAGGTTTCGCACCATGGTGTTGCCAACAACGCCCGGTTGGTCGGCGGTTTTTGGTGTGAGTGCGTGGTGGTCAATCGTCACCAATACATCGAACTCAGAGCAATACGCGCCCGTCCAGTTGAAATGGAATGGGCCAACATGACTTGCCAGTGTGCTGGTATAAATCACCGAGTCTTCAGACAAGCGGCCACGGCTATCAATCGCGCTTTCATGCACGATAAATTCAATGGGAACGCCGTCATCTGGTTGCGGTAAATCGGGGCGATTTGGCACATTGGCGAAAATCAGTTTGTCGATCACCAACGGTTGTTCGTTCGCGTTCAGCGTTGCCAGCAGTGCTTTACCTTTGGCGGTGATGATTTTTGAATCGGTAAGGTTTGCCATGTTCTTTTCCCTCAAGCCTTTGCGTGTGCTTGGTAGTATTCACATTCGAAATTAGTCGGACGCGGTAACGCGGCCACGTTTAAGCGAGTAGTTACGCGGGACACGTCCAGCGAACCTTCAAAACTCTGCACTCTTGCTGCCACTGGCAGTTCTAAATAACTGGTGTACTGATAGCGCCGACAGGTGCGCCCGTATTGCCTGATCACCGTGTCGAGCAGTTCTGGCACTTCGGACAAATCGCCGTCACGAATCTGCAAGCTGATCACGTCCCAATCGACGCCCGTTAGCCGCTCGTCTTGCGTGATGTGCGGATAACCCAGCGTTGCAAACATCTCTTCCCAGCCTGCCACGCTGCCGCCATCGCGTGCGAAGCCATACGCATGAGCAACACGGATTCTGAAAAGCGCCTCTGGCTCTTGACCAAGGCGGTTAACGTCCCGTTCCCATGCCATCAAATTGACTACACCAATGGGGGCTTTTAGCGGGTCGTGCTTTTCAAGTGGCAGCATCAGCGCTGCTTCAACATGCGCCCAGTAGTTGCGCAGAGCGCGGGCGAACTTCGCCAGTTCGCCGCGTCCCATCCAATACTTGAAATTGATTTCTGGCATTTTCATGGTTTAGCCCTGCATTGCCACGGTCAGTGAAGACAAGCGCGGAATGGTCAGATTGCTTTCTATGTCCGGTTGTCCGAACTCCAACGATTCAATGCCAGCAAACTGCGCGTGCAACTCTTTACCCAGCAGAGAAAAACTGAACCGGCCAGCAGGGGTGGTGCGTGTGGCGGTGTAATCGCTGTTCTCACGGAACGCCGCACGAATGAAGTTTTCCACGTTGGCGGCAAGGGCGGTGCGTTCTTCCGGCACCAGTGAATTTTTCGGCCACACCTTCACGCTGACAGCGTGCTCAGTTTCCGGCATTGGCATCACTAACAAATCATCACCGTGGCCGTGTTGCCCGTTGTCTTGAATGTGTTGGTTCAGGTCTGCGATCATTTCCGGCGCAGGGTTGCCGGTGTCGAGTAGGATTAATGCGTTGGCGGTACCTGGTCCACGTGGTGCGTTATGTTCGAAATAAATGTTGTCGTCTTGAATGCCTGCCTTTTCCATCAACAAAGAACGGTAAGCCGCATCAATGTGCCATTTCGCAACAGCAGACCATTGGTTGCGCACACGCAGGCGCAAATCATCGTCGCTTTCTTCGTCTGCGCCGTTTTCGATTAGCCAATCGTCTTCGTTCGTCGCGGCGGCAATGCCTGAAATCACCACAGGCAACACATGAAAGTAACCGCCGCCGAGGTTGTACCCTGCGCCCGCGTGTTCGGCTTCCACTTGTGCAACCACCGTGGTTTCGTTTTCTTCCATGGTGGTGTCGGCCAACACCTGAACGCGGTAAATCTTGCCGTTGATGGCTTCCGTTTGAATCCACGTGTCTTTTGGAATAATCAACGCAGGGCCTTTCACTGCCGCACGTTGAAACAGAATTTTGCCCTTGGCTTTGCTGGCTTCTTTGCGCAGAACACGACACGCCCACGCCAACAAATCTAAATACTTGCCCTTGGCCGTTGCCAAAAACATGTTCGGCATGATGTAGCCCACCAACAGGGTGTTAATCAGCCACGTGGTGCACGTGATCACCGCTTGCTCAACCATGCGCCAGAAGGGAGAAAAGCGGCTGTCGTTGTTGATCACACTGCCTTCTTTTTCCATTTCTTCTTTTAGCACTTTGCGCCAGCCTGCCGAGTCTGTCGGAATACCGGCATCTTTCACGATTTGCGCATAATCAGGCTTTGGAATATTGCCCATCAGTTCGTTACCTCAAATTGCAGATCACCAAATTCACGTGTCGTGGCGAATATCCAAATTTGCCCCAGCGTGGGTTCTTCCAGCGTGACCGTGCCCGGCACCATTCGTGTTTCTTCTTCCACCAGGAGTTCGATTTGCTTCTTTAGGTCGGCGCGGCCATCACGGCTTTTTTCACCGATCAAGGCCACGGCCAAACCGCTTTCAATAATCGCGTGTTTAATGTCTTGGGCTATCACGGCGCGGTCTTGAATCAGCACAGGATTGCGGCCTGCGTCTAGCTTCACGTCGCCGTTCTCGATCAGAATGTCTTGATAGATGTAACTCACGGCGCGGCCATCTCCAGTTCGTGTGCCAAGTCTTGCGGGCTGTTCATGTAGGTTGGGTAAATGTTCACGCCGCCGTAGCTGGTTGAACGGCCACTGTTGTACGTGTGCATTTGACGCGCCACACCGCCCGCCTGCACGCGGGCACGTGGGGTGGCTTGCTGAACAGATTCAATTTTTTGACCTGGTGCATCGTCGCTGCCGAAACCGGGAATCCAATCAACTAACCCTTTCACCGATTCCATTGCAGCGTTAAATCCGCTGTTCAGCCATTCAAACACACTGCCAAACACGGCTTTCACTTCATCGGCAACCGCAAACAGGCCATCAAAGGCGGTGAAGTCAGTGAATCCGCTTGTTACCCATTTCCAGCCACCATAAATGGCTTGGAATGCGGCGCGGAACGGGGCGGAAAGCAGAGTGACGGCATCAAACCACGCGGTATCACCAAAGCTGGCTTTCAGATCATCCCAGTAGTACGTCAACGCACCGATAGCAGCGACGGCAGCCACACACGCACCCACAATCAGAATGATAGGGTTCGCGGCAATCACGATGTTCAGCGCCAAGAACGCACCCTTGGCGAAGGCCAGCGTTTTAGAAAGTGCACCAAATGCGAATGTCACTACCTTGAGCAAAGGCGCACCGAGTGCCACGGTTGCCCACAGCATTTTGCAAGCGCCCGTCAGAATAGTGAGCACACCGCCCGCAGCAACAAGGCCAAAGAAGCCGACCGCCGCAAAGCCAATGTATTTTGTGATGTTCGGGAACAGCTTTGTCCATTCCACTAACTGCATGGCGCCATCCGACAAGGTGCCAACCAGCGGCAGAAGCGACGGCAACAGCGCAGTGCCGATGGCAGCACGAATGGCAAACAAACCTTGTTCCATGCGTTCCCATTGGTCAGTCATCGCGCCTGCCATTTGTTCAGCCACTTCTAGCCCTTGCACCTTGCCGAGTTGGTCAATCGAACCTGCTAGGCCGTCAGTGTTTTGCATGAGTAGCTGAATCATTGCAACGGCTTCTTGTGAGCCAAACGCCTTGGAAAGCTCCGCCGATTCCGCCACCGAAATGGTGTCACCGAATTGGTTCTTCAATTTGCCGAGAATATCGACGATAGGGAGTAACTGACCTTGCGAGTCAGTGAACGACATGTTCAACGAATCTTGCGCTTTCGCCGCACCTGCCAAGAACGCACGGTATTTTGTACCTGCTTCGCTGCCGCTCATGGTGGCCTGAAGCGTACCGAGGATCGCCATTTGTTCGGTCATGCCCACACCAACAGCGGTTGCCGACGCACCCACAGAGGTAAACGCCGAGCTCATTTCTGCACCCGTTGTTTTGAACATCTTCACCGCTTGAGCGGTTTGGCCGCCCAACTGGTTCACCCAATCGGCTTTCCCCATCTCATTGGCTGAGTTTTGGAAAATGCCGTACATGGTACCGACGTAGCTAGTAATGGTGGCGGTGTCGGCTTTCGTCGCTGCCGCCAACACACCCGAGGCGCGGGTAAACTCGGAAAGCTCATTGCCAGCCAAGCCCGCGATCGCTGATTGAATGTCGTAGGACGCGGCCACAAACTCGGTGGCTGATTTGCCATACTCCACCGAGAATTGCAGCGCGGTTTCCGTTAACGTCTTCAGCTGCGCATCTGCAACGCCGAGCGATTTCACTTCACCCAAACGCCTGTCCATTTCAATGGCCGGCATCAACGCTTGTTGCAGTGCAATACCCGCACCCGCCACGCCAGCAGCGCCCGCCACCATGGTGTGCGTGCCGTCGCGGTAGCTTTTCGCCATATCACCGAATTGGCGCTGAATGTTGCCCAGCGGCTTGCTGATTTGGTCAATCAGTCCAACGGTGAAACGTAGCGGTTCAGGTAGTGACATTCGTTATCCCGTAAATGCTTTAGCAGTGCCGTTCGTCATAGCGGCGCTCATGTTTTGCCAATATTGCTTTTCTAACCAAACGGCTTGCGCCAAGCTCTTTTCCGTGTCCGGTTCGTGGGGTAGCCACTTTCGGCGCAAGGCGTACATTTGGCCTAAGTCGCTGTTTTCCAGCGACTTCACCAAACCTTCTATTTTTTTACAGTAATCGCGACCTTCGGCGCGTATTCACCCACAATAGAACCCGCAACTTGCAGCATTGCGCCTGCGTTTTCTTCATCCAGCTTTCGCAAGACTTCTTTGCCTTCGTCGCCTTCGGCGGATTGCATCACAAAGTTATGCGCGGATTCAGTCAGTTCACCGCGTGCCATTGCACCAATGTATTCGCCGTAAAGTTCAGGCGTTGGCGAAAAGGTGATGTCTGCGCCTGCAATGGTCAGAACGATTTGCTTGCTCATTTGCGTACTCTCTCTAGTTTTTCATCCAGTCGGTTAAAGCCATCATTCAGTCGTTGTTCGATGCGGCTAAAACCAGCGTTTAATTCTTCACGTGTTGCGTAACTTTCCGCGACGTGGGCGCGTTGCTCACTGATTGCTAGTTCATTGGCAGCGGTCTTGATAAACAGATAACCGATGCACGCTGACAAGATAGTGATTGCGACACACAGCACCGGCACTACTAAACTCGCGGTGTTCGGCTGGCTGTGCTGTTTGATTGCTTCGGTCATCTGCACCCCTAAACTTTCAGCTTCTTGTCTTTGTCGGCACTGCCCTTGCTGGAACCGAGCCAGTAGGCCACCGCTGTAGAAAATGCGGTGAGCACTGAACCGACGATAATCATGATCACCTGGTCGAAGCGTTCGGGAATGCCATCAACAAACATCAGGCTGCCAAACATCGCGGCCACCATCAGGCATAGCCCCACGGCCAAGGCCGAGGGCATCCAATGGTCTTTGTGTTTGTCGCGTGCGTTCTGTGTGTCGGCCATCTCGGATTGATAGCGTTTCAAATCCAGCCCAGCTTCTTCCAGTGTCAGGCGTCGCAGTTCCACCGCGTGGTCCAATTCAAGTTGCTTGAGTTTCAGCAGTGCGTCTGGGTTGGTGCGCAGTTCTGCTTCAATGGCGGTTGGCGTGTTTTCCACGCCCAGCGCACTGGCAACCAAGCCACCAATGGCACCGCCAGCAGGCCCACCAATCACCGAGCCAATCAGCGGCGCGGCGGTTCCGATTAATCCTTTAACCTTGTCCCACATGGCTTAGTCCTTTTTGATAGTGAGCATGGCGGGTTCGCCGCCGAGTTCTGTCATCAGCGCATCAAACGCAGCCGTTGAATTCAGCACTGCCCATTCGCCGTGCAATTCACCGAAGTGAACACCCGGAGCCAAACAGCCTTGCAATTGGCTTGGTGTGTTGGCCTTGTGAATCAGAATGTGCGTGCGCAGGCTAGGGCCGTAACGTGTCACGCCCAGTTCTGGTGCTTCCAGTGCGTAGCATTTGCCAAACTTTGGCGACGAATGCGGCAACAGGCTGTAGCGGCCTTCGGGAATACACGAACGCGACGGTGCGTTGTTCAGGTCGGCGCGTTCCGCCATCACACACACTTGTGAACCGTCTTCACGGTGCAGGGTGCTGAATGTGCCGTCTTTGAAGTAGCGGCGCTTTAGAATGAAATGTTTCAACGTTTCACCTTCAATTCGATCAATTGCTGACACTCAACGCAGGTGCAGCAATGGGGTAAATGCTTTCGACGTGCGGCGGGGATTTCCTCGCCGCATTCAACGCAATGCGTTTCGCCGTGTGGGTGCTGGCTTTTTTGTAAGGCCGAGGCTGCCAACTGGTTAGCCAATGCCACTTCGGTCTGTTTGGCTTCGTTATCCGATGCACTGTCAAATAAGTCCGGCATCCGCGATTACCCTAAAATGTCCACGGTTTCATCAGGGCGCAGGTATGGCACACCGTTAATATTGATGAAATCAGGGCTAGTAATATCGAACGTGATTTTGTGAATCAGTGCGCTGCCGCCTGCGCTGTCTGCGTCAATCAGGTCTGACAGCTTCAGCTTCACGCCGAACATGTCGATGTTCAGCACATCGCGACCGACTGCGCCAAAGCCTTTGGCGTCGAACGTGCCCAGTCCACGAAACGAACCTTTGATTTTTGCGGCGGCCAAAATCAGGTTCAGGTTTGCGGTGTTGACTTCAAGATCACCCGCCGCTGACACTTCGCCGTCCACGTAACCATCTGGAATGCCATTGGTGTACGTCACCGCATCGCCATCTGTGATGGAAAGCGTCCATTTCTGCGCGTTGATTTTCAGGCCGCCAAGCATGAACTTGAGGTTTTTACCGGAAATACGTTGGCTCATTGTTATGCCCCTGTATCAGCTGGGTTAGAGAGATCAAGCGCCACATTCACCACGATGTGTTTTGGGCAGTTGTGCGGGCGAACCATTAGGCCGATGTTCACCTTCTCTTTGGTCATCCATTGAATGTTCACGTCTTCATCACGTGGCGGCATGATTTCACCAGGGAAAGTGACACCACCAATCGCCGTGGTTTTGCTCATCACGCGCATGTCAGACATGAAATAGGTTTTATTGAACGCCATTGACTCTGGCGTGGAGTTCAGAATCTTGTCACCAATGCGGCGAATCGCTTTGATGCGAATACGGCGGTTCAGCTTGTGCACTGGGCGAACGTATTCAATGAACTGGTAATCGCCGCCTTTGGCTTCGAGCGTCATGGCGTTTGTCCAGTAAACGCCCTCGTAATCGGCATACCATTGCGGCAGGGATAAACGCGCATCCGCCAAGGTGGTAATTGTGGACATTTCAAGCGGCTTGCCTGCGCTATCCACTGGCATATCGCCCAATCCCAACACGTTGCCCGTTGCCACGCGCATTGGCGTATCGGCTACCGTTACGCTGCGGTCACACAAGCGGCCAGCCAGCACACCCACGTTATTGCCGTTAAGTTGGGGAACCGGCACAACCATATTCGCTGCCACGTCTTTCACTAGCGTCAGCGTTGCGGCGGTGTAGTCTGCCCATGTTTGGGTTTCCGCATCGATGCCCGGTGTTGCAGCAAGGAAAAACACCCAGCGGCCCAGCTTGCTGACAAGCTCCGTGGCTTTGGCTTGCATGTCATCAAAGGCGGCTTTGTCGGTGGTTTCATCCACGATCACAATGCCTTCGAATGATTGGGTTTTATTCGCCACGTCTACGGCATCAGCCCATGTTTCTGCGCCTTCACCTGCCGCCAGCCCATAAATGGCCGCCGTCCAGTTCTGCTTGCCATTTAGCTGGGCGGCAATCACGGCTTTGCCGAGTGCATCGTCAGCCACCACATCATCCAAATCAGACATGGCAGACACATTAATGAGTTTGCCGATCAGTTCCGGTTTTGCGGTCGTGCCGACGAACAACAAGTGGCGTTCAATTTCAGGAATGCCGCCCTGCCCTAAGTTCAAGTTATTGATTTCAACCTTTCCGGTAGACATCGCTATTTCCTTTTCTGTGCCTGCTCGAATAGCTTCACAAGCTGGCGGTTAACGTCGGTTTTCGAACTGCCCAATATCTGCCGTTCGTCCAGTGGAATGTCCCACTGTGTTTGCTTTGGTTTGCCGCTCAGTTCGCGGATAATCGCGCCCGCTTTGCCTTGCGTCAGATTCGTTTGAATCCATGCCAGTGTTGGCTTTTTGCGGCCTTTGCCGTTTTTCGTCGAGACGGTGTAACCCAGTTCCCGAAGTTTTCGCGCCATGCCCTTGGTAGCAGGTGCGCTGTAATCTGGTTTTCCAAAGCGGCGCTGCAACTGCTTGGCGCTCATGCGCTGCTTTTGGCCTACGTGGTGCCTTGCCGCTGTTCGGGCGGTCATCTTGTTGCGCCACGTTAAATCAAGCGCTTTGCCACCATTTCGCACATAGGGTTCCAAACCCTTTGCCATGCGGCGAAACATCTTTTTGCGGCCCTTCTTGCGCGGGGCAAGTGCTCTACCGTGAATGTCTTTTTGTTGGCTGATTCGCTTTCGCGTGTTGGCCTTTTCCCAGCGCCCCAGTGTTTTCAATAACCAAATTCGCTTGCGGGGCGGCATGGCTAACAGTGCAAGTTTCTGTTCAAACTTCAGTGCGTCATTTTTGTTGAGGCTAACCGTTGGCTTCATTGATAATTTCCGCCTCTTCTGCCGTGTAAATCGGCGCGGTTTGCACTCGGTATTGTTGGCCTTGATACGTGATTAGCCCGTCAGGGTCGGGGATCATTTCAATCACTTCTGAAAGCTCTACTTCGATGGACACATCCGCCGTGCCATCGTCCAGCACATCCACGCTTATGCTTGGGTCTTCCAACTCTGTGCTGGCGCGGTCGTGGTCGTATTCGCTCAACCAACAGGCCACAGAAGCCAACAAATAACGCGGGTCAAACAACTGGTGCGGAAACCCTTCAACACTGATCACCGCGTTGTATTGCCACTCGGCAATCACCATTCCGCCGTTGCCTCTGTCTTCACCTGAAATCACCAACTTGGCGTTTTCTTGCCAAGCGTCGATTTTGTTATCCAACACGCCTGTTTTCAGGTGCGACACCATGTATTCAGTGAGGTGTTCCAGCTTAGTTTTGGTGTATGCGTCAGCCATCAGATCAACTCGATACCGTTAGGACTTTCGCCCAGCATTTGTGCAATATCGCGTGTGCTTTGGGCGCGGAATCTGTCGCCCATCTCGCCTGCATCTTCGGCGGTGTTTTGGGCTTCATCGCGTCGATTCTGTGTCGCGAACTCTGGCAACAAATCAGCGTGAGCACGTGTGTAAACCGCGCGTTTGTACAAATGCACTTTTGCGCCTGAAAGCTCAGAACCTGCCAAGGCTGACAAATGGCCTTGCACTGCATCAGCGGCAATTTCTACCGCCGCCGCCATGCTGGATTCATCAAACACATGAGGAATGCGGCGAAGCTGGCGAAACTCGGCGGTGGACAGTTCCGGCCATCCGTTACCCGCTATCACTGTGCTGTCGGTGCGTTGCACCTTGCCGCCTAAACTCATGTTTCACTCTCTCAATTAGGGCGCTTCTGCCACTTGGTCATAGACATTGGGTGTAACCTTGCGGTTATCCCGTCTCGCAAGCCGAAGCGCGTGGGGGTCAGGAGTCGTTATAAATTCGTGCCGTCGGTCAACGCTTTAATGCGTGCCGGAATGCGGTTTTTAGTCAGGTCAGAAACCTGCGCTTTGCTGTCGAGTTGGTCGGCTTTTTCCAGCAGTTCCAGTGCGGCTGTCAGTGTTTCCACATCGCCCACGTGGGTGGCTTTCACTGTGCCGTCTTCACCGCGCAACAGGTTTTGCCCCGCCAGCTTGTAGAACTTGGCACTCACCTTTTCATGCAGACGCCATTCATCAGACTGAATGCGCTCAAACACTTGGCTGAAATACGGTTCAACACTTTGCCCGTTCTTCACCTGCTCGGTTGCCCACTGGTGAATACTGTCAGCACAGAAGGTTTGCCAATCACGCTTGATGCGTTCAGGGGTTGGCACGTTGAGTTCGATGGCCTTCAAACACCATTCAATGAAGGTGTCGAGTTCGCCAATGTCGAACAGCCACAGCACAACTTCAGAGAAAATCGGGTTTTCATACGTGGTGCTACCTACCAAATAGGCTTCGGCAACAGGGCGGTATTTCGGCATTAACACCGTGCGCTTATGCTCGATTTTGTCTGCTATCGCGTTGAAGGATTTAAGCGTTTGGCGATCGGCTTCTAGCTCGATTAAACGCAGTTCGAGGGTGTCAGGGCTTGCCGCGATAACAGGCAGGGTTTCCCCTGCACTGTTGCGGTCGGCCTTCATCTTTTCGCGCATTGCGCGGATAGGGCTAACCATGCTCGTCCCTTACTGCGCTGGCGTTGGAGACGTTACAGCTTCAATCGCTGCGAACTTCTTGTGGTTGTCCACACCATAAGCCGCCATGCGAAGCCATGAACTTTCGATGCCCGCTTCGTCTTCTTCCCACTGCGCCACCTTGCGGTATTGGGTACCGCTTTGCGCCATTGCGTGAAGGTTCTTGAGCGACGTCACCCAGATTTGACCGCTCTTGAAATAAGGCGGGATAAAAGACGGCAAACCACCAATCGACTTATCAAGCTTCTGTGCTGCCGCATGTTCGGTTGGTGTCGTTGCTGCATCAGACAAACGAGATTGCTCTGCAGAAACTAGGTCACGCGCTACCAGTACAACCAGATCACCGTCTTCTTGGTGAGGGTCTTCGATGATGTCGTGAATCATGGATTTCACGATGGAATCAAGGTTTTTGTAAGCACCTTCGGTTTGGCCTGTTGCGTCTAGCACCACTGACGGAAGAACTTGATCAGGGAATTGCTCCTTCATCACGGTCAACCAACCTTTGTTGACGTCTTCGCCGTTCGGGCACTTAACAGGATCAGTATCTGCCGCAATGGTTACACCGTGGAAACCGATGCGCAGAACATCCAATGCGAATTGTTTTGAAACGCTTGCATTCAGCAACTTCATGAACTCGCCATTTTTGCCAGCGTTCGCCCACTCAGTAAGCAGTTCGTATGGCACAAATGCATTTGAATCTTGCTTTGCCATTTCATAAACGGTGCCTGTCACGCCAACTTCGCGGCGGAAACGTCCGTTTGACTTACGACCTGTCAACAAATTGCCCGTGCCCACATCAATGGTTTGGCCTTTGATTTGTTGTTTCAGGTCAAAAGAGATCAGCTTTAGGAAAGCGTCAGACTCTTTGATTGCTTCACGCAGTTTTGTTTCTTGCGGTGAAGCGATATTGAACAGCTTACCTTTGCGAATGCCGTTGCTTTTTAACTCGCCGAAGTAGCCATCAATGACTTTGTTTGTTTCTGGATTAACCGTCAGCATTTACCAGATCTCCACGTTATTTGATGCGCCTTCGCCTAGCGGGCGCTGCCCCGGCTCTTCTTGCAACAGTGAATTGAATTGGGTTTCTAAGCCGTTCAGCTTTTCAACCATTGGGGTCAATGCTTCATTCAACGCGGCGCTGAATTGTTCGGCATTGAAGGTTTCGCCGTTATCGGCTGGCGGTGTTTCTTCGCCGCCTTCTTGCGGGGTTGCTGGCGCTGGGGCTGCCGTGAACTTTTGTTCAATGGCATCCAAACGCGCAGTGAACGGTTGCAGGGTTTCTGCAAGCGCTGCTTTTAGTTGTTCTTCGGTCACTTCTGTGTCCTCGGGTTGGGGTTGCGTGTCGGTCGGGGTCAGTTCTTCTGTTCCAAACAGATCACGCATAACGCTGTAGAAGCGGCGGAAACGTGATTCGTCAGAAAACTCGGACAGGTTGAGCGGCTCCAACTGGGCTTCTCGCTCAATGTTTTCATTGCCAATAGAGAACTTCAGCATTTGCGCTCCGGTACTGGCTGGGGAGTCGGTCACGGCCAGACCGCGCAGGTAGCACTTGCCTGTGCCTGCATAGTTCTCTTTGATTTCGATGCTACTAAATAGCTTTTGCCCATCAGCATTGGCAGAAAGCAGGTATTGATTTGGGGTAATTTTGGCGATAAGACGCATTTTACCTGCGCGCTTTTCGGCTTTAACTTCGGAGACAAAGCCCCAGTTTTTGCCCTCAAATGGCCCCCACGTTGAACGAAAGTGTTCCGGCCAGATCATGGCGGTGTATTCGTCCAAGCTGTAGGTTTCGGCCATGTCCTGAATCCATTCCTTCAGGATGATGCGGTCGTCAATTGTGTTGCCTTCAGTCGCCACAATTTTCCATTCGGAAGTTTTTGCCATATCGGTTACATGCCTCTGCCTTTAATGCGTTATGGAATATCGAAATTACGGGCAAGGTTAGGGCTTTGAGGGGGTGGTTTCATCTGGTTCCATTCCTGAAAATTCGGATATTGGCTGTATCCGAATTCGTCGGAATCTGACTTGAATTTTTAGCGGCTTTAACTGCGTAAACTGCCGCTCATGGCATATCCAATTGAACTGCGGGAAGCGGCCAAACGGCTGTACTTGCGACGGTATACACCGGACGAAATACGCGAAGAACTCAACGGGGCGCTACCGAATAACCGCATCATTTATCACTGGGCGGAAAAATACGGTTGGCGTGATTTGTTGCGCGAAGAAGAAGTGGACGAGGCGATCGCCCGCCGTGTTGTTGTGCTTACCAATCAGGCCGAGAAATCACCGGCACAGCTAAAAGAGCTCGACATGCTGATTGAAAAGCATGTGAAGTTGAAAAAGCAGCGCCAGCAAGCCGCCAAACAGCCACAGCACGACGACAGCGACAACGGCAAGCCAACGCGACAGCAAAGCGGGAATAATCGCACAGCGACGCGCAGCGGCGACGACAAGCCCAAGAAAGGGAAGAAACAGAAGAATGATGTTAGTGAAATCACAGAGGATGATTTTGCCGACCTTCACGCCAGCTTCTTCAAATACCAGCTTACGATGCGTGAGAACCTGCATCAGCGCACGCGTAACATTCTTAAATCACGTCAGATTGGTGCCACCTTCTATTTTGCGTGTGAAGCATTGGAAGACGCGATACTCACGGGCGATAACCAAGTTTTCCTTTCCGCCTCCCGTGCGCAGGCTGAGATTTTCCGCACCTACATTGTGAACATTGCCCGCGAATTTTTGGGCTTAGAACTCACTGGCAAAAACCCAATTTTGAGCAACGGCGCAGAACTGCGGTTTTGTTCAACCAACAGCAACACCGCACAGGGCTTTCACGGCCACGTTTACGTTGATGAATATTTCTGGATTCCCAAGTTTGATGTACTCAACAAACTGGCATCCGCCATGGCGACACACAAGAAGTGGCGCAAAACCTACTTTTCGACGCCATCAACCAAAACCCACCAAGCCTATACGTTTTGGTCTGGCGACAAATGGCGCGGCGAATCTGAAACCCGCAAAAGCATTGCATTCCCAACGTTCACGGAGTACCGCGAAGGCGGCGCACTCTGCCCCGATAAACAATGGCGTTATGTCGTCACCATTGAAGATGCAGCGGCGGGCGGTTGTGATCTGTTTGATATTGATGAACTGCGCGAGGAATACAGCAAAAGCGATTTCGCCAACCTGTTCATGTGCGTGTTTGTTGATGGTAACGCCAGCGTGTTTGCGTTCAGCAAGCTGGAAAAAGCCATGGTGGACGCCGCCAAATGGAAAGATTTCAAACCCGGTACCGCGCGGCCTTATGGCAATCAAGAAGTGTGGCTGGGGTATGACCCAAGCCGCTCACGTGATAACGCCTGCTTGGTGGTGATTGCCCCGCCGATCACCAACGCTGAATTATTCCGCGTTCTGGAAAAACACTATTGGAAAGGGCTGAACTTTCAATACCAATCTAACCAGATTGATGAAGCCTTCAACCGTTACAACGTGACCTACATCGGCATTGATACCACAGGCATTGGCGCGGGCGTGTGGGATTTAGTGAGCGCGAACCACCCGCGTGAAGCGGTTGCCATTCACTACAGCAACGAAAACAAAAATCGCCTGGTACTCAAGATGATTGATGTGATCGACGCAGGCCGCTTGGTGTGGGATGCCGAACACAAAGACATCGCCATGGCGTTCATGGCAATCAAACGCGTTTCCAGCGGCAGCGGCAACATGATGACGTTCAAAGCCGAGCGCAGCGAAACCACAGGCCATGCCGATGCGTTCTGGGCCATTGCTCACGCGCTGATAAACGAGCCACTGAACCATACCAACCAACGCAAATCCACTTGGGCACTATCACGATGACAGAAACCACAATGACAAAAGCCGCAAACGACGACAGCCAAACCAGCAGTGAAACTGGCGAATCTCTCGCTTTTTCCTTTGGCGGTGTCGAACGTGCTGGCAGCTTTGGCGGCGAATACAGCGATCTGCATTACAACGACATGGACGACTATTGGGAACCGCCACTAGATACGCTCTTTCTCGCGCAACTTGCAAACCAGCAAGCGCACCACGGCAGCTTGATAAATGCGCGTGCGGGTTACATTGCTGCTCGCTTTCAAGGTGGCGGCGGCGGTATTACATCAGAAGAAATAAGAGCACTGGCGCGTGACTACATTCAGTTCGGCCACCTTGGTGCGCAAATCATCTTCAACCGGATGCGCCAACCCATGATGCTGGGCCACCTTCCCGCCATGTACCTGCGCCGCAAAAAGAACCGTGATTTTGTTCTGCTTGAACGCGACGACAAGAAAATATCCATTTCGCAAAGTGCCATCGCCTTTGTGAAGCAATACGACCCACAACAGCAAATTTACGGCCTGCCTGACTACCTTGGCGGCGTGCAAAGTGCCCTATTAAACGTTGATGCAACCTTGTTCCGTCGCAAGTATTACCTAAACGGTGCGCACATGGGTTACATCTTCTATGCAACCGACCCAAGCCTAAGCAAAGAAGATGAAGACGAACTGAAATCCAAGATTCAATCATCAAAAGGGATCGGCAACTTCCGTTCATTGTTTATCAACATTCCGAACGGCAAAGAGAAAGGCATTCAACTGATTCCGGTGGGCGACATTGCCACCAAAGATGATTTCGAGCGCATCAAAAACATTACCGCGCAAGACGTGTTAGTGGCTCACCGTTTTCCCGGCGGAAAAGCAGGCATTATCCCGCAGGGTAACGCGACGTTTGGCGACCCAACAAAAGTGGGGCTTGAATATGCGCGTGATGAAATTATTCCTGCGTGCAAACTGATCATGGAAGGCATTAACAAACAAGTGCCACCGCGTTTGCATGTGAAGTTTGATTTAACGCTCCCAACCGCTGCGTAACACTGTACAAACAACCAGCAGTTACCTTACTATTGCCAAGTCGGTCAATTGGTTAAAGGATGGTTGTCAATGCGTGTTGATTGCCAATGCGGTTCACAAGCGGTGGTGAGCCGCAGTGAAGGGAAAAACCCCACAACAGCAGAATTATACTGCTCATGCAAAAAACCCGAGTGTGGACACTCTTTTATATCCACCCTCGGGTTTAAACATTCCGTGTTTTCGCCATCTGGCGTGATGCACGCTGCCTTTGTTCAAGGTACCCGCATTTATTGCGGTTGCGGTGAACGGGCGACCATTCAAAAAACCAATCGCCTTTCCAGCAATGTGTCTGACCTTTATTGCGTCTGTTCGGGCTGCGGTCATCGCTTCGTGATGTGTCGCGCCTTCTCTCACACCCTTAGCCCGTCAGCCTTCACAACAGAAGCACTGACCATGGCAATTATCCAATCCGTAACACCTTCGGTTCGTCGTAGCCTTCAACAACAGCTTGCGCTGTTTTAACGTCCCCTCTGACTAACCCAATCAAATAATCTGTGACCGCGTTTTCTTCAGGATGCGCGGTATTTTCAGCCGCGCGGGTTTCAATCCAACGGATTGCACGAATCTGGTTTGTGCTCATGTTACCTCTGGCAATATTCACTGTGTAAACGGTTCATTTTTATTGGTTTTTAGCGCACTTCATGCGGCGAATACGTTTCATATTGCATCGCAATTCGTGATTTTTCCGTAAATGACAGCGCCGTATTAGCCTTGCCTTTTCATTTCCAAGAGAAGGGATCGCGGCTAACACGCTGAATTTAGCGCCGATTTTTTGCGCGTCAATAGCAGTGCCCAAAATGGTCCAATTCTTGCCATAAACTCCCCGTAATAGTCCTTTTTTGGGAACGGAGTTCCATGGAACCTATTGTTGAGATTATAAAAAGGCGTAGACAAGAAGCTGGACTGACGCAACAACAACTGGCGGAAAAGTCAGGCATAGGCATAAAAACCTATCGGCGGATTGAGCAAGGTGCAGACATGCGCTTGAGCCAATATCGCGCCGTGATTCGTGCGCTTGGCATTGCGGATTTAGATGTGTCGTTAGATATGCTTGATGTGGAACACACCAAAGGGGAAGACGTAGCAGCCGCAGCACGGCTGCTCACTGAGGAAAGCCGCCGCGCCTTGGTGCAAATCATTGTGGCTGAATGGGAACGCAGCAAGGACGGCGAGTAGGTTTAGGCTAAAGTCCTTTTCAGTAATTCGTTCAGTGAGGCGTCGAATTCTTCCAACAACTTCACGCGGTGATCAGCATCAAGAACGGGAACAGGCACAAACTCAATGCCACTTCTCACCAGTTCTTCAACCAACACCAATGACTTTCGCATTTCAACTGGGCTTTGCTTTTGGGGTGCCATGTGCTTATTGCTCCTTAGCCCACATTTTGGATTTGGATGTAAAGCTCCGCGAAACCACGCAAGTGGCTTTCGCTTGGCTGGTAGCCGTGGTGCTTCATAAAAGCCACTGACATGTTTTGGATAAAGCGCATTTTGTCGGCTGGGTTCATGCTGTTTGCTCCTGTGCTTCTGCGGCCATTGTTGCTGCCTCGCCCATTACGGCAGAACGCGCTTGAATCATTAGCAAGGCATCGCGGTAGCAATCGTGCAGGCTGTTATGCGCCACCATCCAATCGGGCTTTTCGAAACCGTCGATGTATCCGCTTGTTCCGCCCGTGAAGGCATCAACGTAGGTGCGAACGTCGCGCACCTGGTTAAATTTCCAAGGGGCTTTTTTGCCGTTGGCTTTGTACATGTGACCAAGGATTTTGAAATCAAAGTCAGTGCCACGGCTGAACGGTTGGCAATCGCCAATGAATTCCGCCAACACGTTAAGCGCCACGCCAACCCTTACCGAACACGTTTCCCAAAGCTCGTGAATTGCGGCGTCACTTTGCTTGTTCCACCATTCAATCGTGCTGGCTGAGTGGGTGCGGCCTTGCAAAAGCTGTTGTGTCACATCAATGGCCGTGTGAATTTCCTGCATCTTTTGTTCTTTGTCGCCGAAGCGATCGAACTTCACGGCGGAAAGCGTCAGCACAATGGCTGTTTCGGTCACGTCTAGCGTTTCGGTGTCGATCACGACGGTGTTGGTTACTGCATCTTGATTGAATGTCAGTGTGAGTTTGTCAGTTAACGCCATGGTTATTTCTCCCTTCCCAATATTGTTTCGACGGGTCGATGTCTGCCAGCGGCTCCGCCAGTGGTGGCAACGGTGTGCCGATGTCTTTCAAGTTGAAGTGCTGGGGCAAACTGAATACCCCGCTTTTATGTTCGGGCTTCCAAACATGCAGGCTGATGCCTTTTTCTGTTTGGCGTACCCGCATTTTTTCGCCTTCGGCGTTTGTCACTGGTCGCCCAGTGGCTAATTCGCGAATTTCGCGCTCGCTGGCGTGTCTGCCAACACTGGCGAGGTGATCAATAATCTGGTCTCGGAAGGTGTTTAGATCGTTTTTAGATCCTTCCGTACAGTTATTGATAGAACTCCAAGCTGCGTCGCTGCCGCTTTGCTCAAGAGCAGGAGCAGGAGCACAAGAGCGTGAAGCGTCAGATTTCTTGTTAATAATCCAGCCGTCTTTGCGCGTCTCGATAATGTTGATGAGGTGTTGAAGGCCACGAATCTTTTTCACGTCTTCGCCCACGGCGTTTTCTTTGAAGGTGTAGTGAATCTGAACCGGGCGTTCTGCACGTTTGGCGAATGGACCACCCATCGCCTCTACATACATGTCCCAACGGCTAGCACATGACGCAAGGCGTGCTTGTTCCATCGCATCACACGCGGCTTTCACTTCTGACCATGGAGCCATCTCAAGCACATAAGGGCGCTCGTCTTGTTTGGCGGCGGTGCGGTTGGCTTTCTCTGATTCGGTTTCAAGGCGGCGAAGTTCGCGCCATACGGTGACAGAAGGGCCACCAATTTGTTGAAACTGGCGAATGCCCCATTCACTTGCCCATCCCATGACATCGTTCGCGGTGAACTCGGCGCTTTCGCCTGACTCTTCATCAATATCCACTTTGTGACCGTCGATATTTTTAGAAATGTATTTGGCGATGTAGCCCGTTGCGCTGCCGCGGTCTGGGTCGATTGGCACGTATTTCATGCGCGGCTCAATGCGCTCGGTAACCATGTCGGCCACTTCACCGCAGTGGGCGTGGAAGTTTGACCAGAAGGCAATCAGGGCGCTTTCGTCCATGCCTTTGGTTTGCTTGGTGAATTGAGACATCCACTTTTTGGTCGGTGAGAATTGCAGGTCACTGCTTTGGCCTACGTGAACGGCGGCTTTCTTGAAGTCATCCCCTGTCACGTGCAATTCTTCGCGATCGGCTTCGGTGAAGTAGTTACCAAATACCCAAGTGATCAGCGCTTCATGTTCTGGCTTGAAGAACAACAACAAGTGCCAGTGCGGTGTTGCATCGTGGTGCGGTTCACACACGCGAAAACCCATGACAGGGATTTCGTTACGGCCAAGGAATGCACGCACACGCGCCCATGCTTTTGACAGGTGCTTTTGCGCATCACGTGGCGTGGTGCCTTCGTATTTGCTGTTTGGGTAAACCTTGCCGCTTTTCTTGTTGGTTTTGAATGCGTGAAAACGCGAAGGACAAGTGACGGTGAAGAACCCCGCCGACATGCCTTGTTCTTCTGCGATGGTTTCAAACCCGCGCATTCTGACCATCAATTCAACACGGCGGTTTTCTGGGTTAGAAACCGACGCATCAACGGCTTGCACAAGTGCAATTTCTTCGTCGGTGATTTCGTTGCGGGCAATCATTTGCTCAAGCGCTTTACGGCCAGCGATTTGGCGCTCGCGGTATTGCTGCTTTGCGGTGTCGCTTAGGTACGCGGAAACCCCTTTGCGAACTTTGCCAAGCATGATGCGGCAATGTTCGCAAAAACGTCTGTAGCGAATCTCTAATTTGTTTTCCCACCAATCTGCAGAAACCATGCGGGCAATGGCGGCGAGTTGAAAGTGTTCTTCTACGCGGGCGTCGTATTCTTCGTTGGTTTCATCTTGTAGGCGGCTAATGCGTTGCGCTGGCAATGACACGTGGAAATCCCAGCGGCCTGCAATCTTGGTGATTTCTTCGCATAGGGTTTCAGCGTTCGCGCCTTCGGCTGCACCTGTCACCATAAGGTCATAACACTGTTTTGCCATGTCGCTTGCCACTTGGGCGCGGCGCACTTCGTTGGCGAGGGCTTCAACGTGTACAGGCAATTTGCCCACAGCTTCGGTGACCATTTCCACTTTTTTGCGCAACCAGATGTTTGCACTTCGGCTTTGCCCACGCATACCAATGTATTTCACCCAGCGGGTAACGTATTGGTTCCAAATGGTTGAGGCGATGTCGCGCGGCAAATCACTGATCAGCTTTTCAGCAAACTTGGCGTCAGCTTTCCACACCATGTAGTACTGCGCATCCCAGTTAATCAGCTCTTTTGGCGGCAGTGTGGTTCTGCCGCCTGTTTCAGCAATGTGGATCAGCTTCTTCGACTTTTCTTGCAGGCGCTTGATTTGCCCGAAGACCTTTTTAGGGGTCTTCGGTGCAATGGCGAAATCTGCGTAGTAGTCGTGAATGGTTGGGTTCACGCGGCCACCTTCGCGAAAAGGTGTGCGGTTTTCTTGGTGTGCGAAATGATGTGGCTAGGGCCAACGGGAATATTTGAGAACCGGTTACCTTTGTCCCAAATGAACCACGCGTATTCACACGAATCTGAACCGCCGCCAACAAAGCGCGGGCGGGGAATGATGATTGGTGTTTTTTCAGGAAAGCCCACTTCTGCCCAAAACGGCACACGCTTGGTTGAACCTAAGAAGTTCACGCGCTGCAAATATGCCATGGTGCCGTCTGGGGCTAACTCACTCAGACTTTTACGAATGAATTCTTCCGTCAGTGAAAACGGCGGGTTCGTGATGATCACATCTTGTTGGCCGAATGGCGTGGTTAGGTAGTCGATACCTTGCTCAATTTCAGCGAATGACTTTTGGCCTTCTGGCAGGTTCACGCGGTTGAAGATGGCGCCCGTACCAAAACAAGGCTCAAGAAAACGATCACCTTCACGCAGTTGAAGTTGCGCCAATAGCGCTTCAACGCATTCAGACGGCGTTGGGTAAAGTTCACGTGGAATGGTGTTGCCGTGGGTGCTGCTCATGCTGCAATCTCCGAAAGTAAAGGCTGTTCAACGTTGGCATTCACCAACACTCGCGCCATGGTTGGCGGCACTGAATTACCCACGCGGGCCACTTGGGCTCGTTTGGTTAGCTTTTTGCCGTTCATGTCGTGGCTGATTTTGTAAGTGGCTGGAAAGTCGTGAGCGGCGTAAAGCTCGTGCGGTTCGAGCATTCGCATACCAATGTCGATGATTTGGTACTCTTCACCGTGAACAGTGACCAAGCCAAAGCGGTCTTTTGTGGTAACGGTATCAAGTGGCGAATTGCAGCTTCCTGCGTGGCTTGTGCCGTAGTACTTCACAAGAAATGCACGCACTTCACCAAGGTGTAAACCACCCGCTGAAATGGTGTGAAGTGGTTCGGCTGCGCCGTGTCCTAAGTTGGTACCGCGCATTTTGATGACATGGCTTGTCACCAAAGCGAAGTGACCGCCTTTCACTTGAGCGCAAAGGGTGCGCAATGGCTCATCAAGTGCCATGTTGCGCTGACCGCTTGCGTTAGCGTGCTCAGTGATGAATGGGATAGCCGCTTGCTCTGGCACGATGAATGGCTCATCGGCATTAAACACAAACTTTTCCAACCCTTTGGCGATGCGCTTCATGGTGTTTTCAGCCAATGGGCGCTTACGGCCAAAGATGGATTTAACAGGGATTGACCAATCAATGATTTCTGCCGCTGTACGGTAAGGCTTTAGGCCATCACCGTGCGTTTGTTCAGGCCACTGGATTTGTGCGCCATCGTTACGGGCAACCAGAAAGAAGCGTTTGCGGGTTGTTGGTACACCAAAGTCACACGCAGATAAAACACGGTGCTCGATGTTGTAGCCCAAACCTTTTTCCAACATGTGATAAGGGAAACCGTCACCCAGCGCGGTGCGGATTTCTTCCCAAGCTGGGTGCGCCGAATCAAGGCCAGTTGAAAGGCATTGAATGAACGCTTTGAAGGTTTCGCCCTTGCGTTGTGGATCAGGTTTGAATTGACCAGGAGCCACTTCCAACAATGGCCCCCACGTCATAAATTCTTCTACGTTTTCCAGCATAAACACGCGAACCGGCACAAGCGCTGCCCAACGAACAGCCACCCATGCCAAGCCGCGAATATTCTTATCTACAGGGCGGCTGCCTTTGGCTTTTGAGAAGTGTTTGCAATCAGGACTAAACCACGCCAAACCAACCGGACGGCCTTCACATGCTTCAACGGGGTCAACGTCCCAAACGCTTTCGCAGTAATGGCGCGTTTCAGGATGATTGGCTTTATGCATCGCGATGGCTTCTGGGTCGTGATTGATCGCAATATCAACATGACGGTTCAAACCCAACTCCATGCCAGTGCTTGCACCGCCACCACCTGCGAAATTATCAACAACCAATTCGTTCGCGTGAATCATGCTGCAATCTCCTTCTCTTCGTTCAAATCGGCCCACTTTTCGATCAGTCGGTCTTCCATGCCGTTAATGGTTTCACGCGTAAAACCTGCGCCTTTGCTTGAATCCAGATAAACCGTTGCTTCACTTCTCAAATCGATAATCTCAACCAACACGACGCGCTTACTTGCCCAAACAGAAACATCAACAAAGAAGCGGCGTGGCGTTGCCAAAGCAGATTCCGCACTTAGGCTAATCAGCCCTTTGATTGCGGTGGTTATGTCTTTCGCTTGCTGGTTTTCCATGGTGTTCACCTTTATTCACTGACGAAAAAAGCCCCTCGAAAGGGGCAAGACCTTGCTTGTTATTAGTGGACTAGCGTGGAACTTAGGTTTTTCAGGTTGCCAACGGCATTTGAAAAGCGGTTGCTGATTTTGTTTAGCAGCTTGATTCCATCAACAATGGCGGTGCGTTCTTGCTGGTTAAAATCGCGAATTTGTTGGGTGCAGCGGTTGTGGTCGATGCGGGCTGCAATCAACACTAACGCGCGTTCTTCATGAGAAAGTGAACCGAATGCCATGCGAAATTCAGAGGCTTTGTGATCACGGGTGAAATAGTTTTTTGCCTGCGCCAAACTTTCTTCGGCGCGGGGTGCTGGGCTGCCTGCTTGTGCGTCTAACTGCGCGTGAAACTCCGCCACACTGCGCGGCGTTGTTGGTACTGGGCGCAATGAAGGCGCGGTGTTGTCGTTCGCGCTGCTTTTGAGTTGCTTGCGGGCGTTAAGTAACTGGGCTGCGTTGCTCATTGGGTGATCTCCTTATGCGGCTCTGCCGTTCACTGAGGCCCATTCCTTCCTAGCCTTGGTGAGTTGTGCATCAATGTGTTTTGCTAAATCTTCGATATGGACCAGCGTCGGGCTGCGCTCGCTTTGGCGCATCTTGAACGTTGGAATAGGGAACTCGCCGCACTTGGCTTGCGCTTCTGCGGTCTTTGGCTGAATGCCGAAAAACTCGATGCAGATTTCTTTCAGTGCAACGGTTGGGCTTTCGAATCTCGCTAGTAGTGCGAATTGGGTATTCATGTTTATTCCTTAGCTCAAGCCGGGCATTGGTAGGCCGTTGCCGATCGCTTCCATGGACATGGAAAGGAAAGGCGCAGCGCTAGCCGTGCGGTTTTCTAATTCGTTGATAAGCAGCACAAGGTTGCGAACACCGCGCTGTGCTGTTTCGCGAAGGGTTTCGCGTTCGGTGCGGGGCAGGTGGTTTGCGTTGCCGTGTTTCAGTGCGGCAGTTGAAAGCTCACCTGCATTCTGTGAAGCCAACAAGGCGTGAACCGCCAGTGTGTTGCCTTCGCGATGGTCAGAGACTTTCGCGCCAACCATGTCGCACGCAGACAAAAGACCACTGACCAACAATTCGTTACCTGTTTCGTTGGTAATGTTGATCAGTTCGCGCACGGTAAGTTGGTGCGGTTGCGCTGGGTTCATCTTGTTGCGGAACATTTGCGGCGTCATGCCAACGGTGTTTGCCACCGCTGTCATGTCTTTTGCGTTGGCAAATGCGCAACAAGCGTCATCCCAAATCTTTTGTTTGCGTTCGCGTAATTCGCACATTGAGCTATTTTTAGTCATATCAGACACTCATTTGACGAAATATGGACAAAGAAGAACCGCAATTGCGAACAAGTGATACCAAAATGGCAACTTTTCGAACTGCGGGAATTCATTTGAAGGCTTTTTGATGTTCATGCGGATTGCTCGACGGCTTTTTTTGTCATTGCAATCATGTTCACTAGAACTGCATTTTTAACGCCTCGCTTTGGCATGATGATGATATCGCCATCAGCTTTTAGGCGTTCAAAGGTGTCAGAGGTTAGGCCTGTGCGCTTCAAGAACTCTTTTTTCGTGATGAATGGTGCATCGACAGCTATTTGAATTGAGGACATCGTGATACTCTCCAAGGTTATTTTTGACCTTATTGCGTGATATTGCGGCTTATTGCTATATCAGAAATGTATTTGAGTGAATGATAATGGCTAAATAGCATTTGGTCAAACTTGAAATTAATTTAAATGCGAATCCGATCACTCCACTGGGTGATACTGGCGTTGTGATTGGTGTTTTTTCACTTTATTAGATGAGGAGTTGGGTTTATGGGTAGGTTGATACCGCAAATTCCGCCTTTTGAGTACCTGAAAGGTAAGGAGTTAACGGCCAAGCTCAAAGAAGTGGCGGGAGTGGACACTAACTTGCAACTTGCAGATGTTGTTGGCGTGCCTGCACCCACAATATCCACATGGAACCAAAGAGAACTCACGCCTTATGAATTGATTATTCGCCTGTGCCTAGCGAAAGGCGTAAACCTTGAAGCGCTTGCACTCGGCAAAGGTGATTTGTATAGCCAAGGTTCTGAGCAATCATCGTCTGACTACATAAATGCAAAGCGTTTGGAAAACGGTGAATTGCGTGACCTTTCACCAGTCACCTTGGATAAGGCATATCTCGGAGAGGCGCTGAAACGTGATAACTGTTTGGCTCTTTTTTCTGACAATACTCACTACCTGATCAACACAGATGACACCTCACCATCATCAGGTGATTACTTGATAGATGTAGATGGTTCTTTCTCAGTAAATAGATTGCGCCGCCTTCCTGGCAAAAAGTTATCAGTTGATTTTGATGGCGCTTTAATTGATGTTGCCGAAAGAGAGATCAAGGTAATTGGCCGCGTGGCTATGAGTTTGGTGAAGGGCTAAGAGATGGAAACTAAAGAGCTGTATTTCGTATATCTTTCTCAGCGATTAAACCTCACCGCCGTTCGCCTTTTTAACTGGTCTGAATCAAAAGAACATTATCAAGGAATGGCTGAGGTTAATGGGGACGTGCATTTTCGCACTTATCGCAAAGACTGCATTATCGATCTGTATGAAGATATTGAAGACCTAGCGTTAGCAGAACAAGCATTGCAAGAATATCTAAACTCTCCAGAGAACACATACTTCAATAGACCACCACCTAAACCAGTTGATACTTTCGATGTCCATTTCACTGGGTTCAAAAAATCAGATAAAGAAAAACGGGTATTCGGATTTAAGTGT